TCTTTAGCGGTAGGCAAGTCTGCCTTTAGAGCTTCAATATCATACGATGCCATATAAATACCTTTTAAATTTTAGAGGGACGTTTACCAGCAGTGAACTTGCCACCATTGATATTTTGAGTATGCGGTTCATTAAAGGGATTAGCTTTGAACGCATTCAATACTGAAGTAGCAATAACTTGTGAACGAGAATGGCTTTCAGCAAACTCTTCTAGCTTTTCATTGATACCTTTAGTAAGACCTTTAGACATAGCCTTACCACCACTGATTACTTTACCGTATGCAGACATATTAGCCTCACTTCAAAAATGAACTATTTTTCAGATAACCATCGTTATCAGTTTTGGTGCAATAAGGCTTTGGAGTAGACAAAGATACCTTATTACCTACCGGGTAAACATTACCAGCCGCTTTGGGAACACCTTGAGTACCGTGAGTAACGACACCAGATGTACCGCCTTTAACAGCTTCATGTTTAGCAGGGTTCTTGGATATATTGCCTTTGCGATTAGGGGCTTGGGCATAAAGAAAATTAGTACTCATTTCTTGACCTTTCGTTTGTCATCAGAATCACGCTTCATTGAATAAGCAATGGCAACAGCCTGGTCGGGCTTCTTACCAGCTTTAATCTCTGTCTTAATATTCTTCTCGAATACTTTCTTGGACTTACCATATTTTAAAGGCATTTTAAATCTTTCGTAAAGACTGCATGAAATCATCTAAAGCGTCTTCAGCAGATACATCCTCTTCTTTAGTAATGTTCTGCACGTGCTCAATAGAAATAATAGGCGCTCTAGAAGACTCAAATGTAGCAAGTTTTTCAGCTATCTTGGACTTTTCTTTAATATCAAGCTCATCTGATTGCATTGCCTCAATAAGAACTTCCATCGCAGTCTTGAGTGGAGCAAAACCTTTGGCTACGTGTTCATCATTAAGTTTGTTAAACAAAGCACCGTATTCAGTAACCCGGTTAACAATAGATTTAGGCCGACCAGCCGTATGTCTGTGTTCAGGATGATCAATAAGGTTACCCTTTGGTTCCCGTTGCCCTGTAGCTAGTTGTAGAGCTTTCTTCTCAGCCTTTATAAGTGCTTTTCTATCTCTAGCATCTTGAAGTTTTTCAGGACTAGATACTACTGAGCCTTCAGGACGGATTGGTTGATCAAACATATTTAATTCCTTTTAAACCTTCTTCAGTACGTATCCACCCATAACTGCCATTTACAACAAATCCACGCTTGGTATGTATTCTCATAAACCCATCGTGTTCACTACGGATACTTGTTGAGCAAATAATAGGTATTGAATTATTACTAGCCCATAGTATATGTTGATCAATCATCTCATTAATTAATCTAACTCTAGTACGTGGAGATAATGTTAAACCAACATGGTGAAACTTGGCATTACTAATTTCTTCTGTTGAATAGGTAGTATATCCCCCACGATCAAACCAACAATATCCCATTAACTTATTATCTGCATCCCGACAAACAGCTAGAAACTCTCTACGTTTATCAAATAGCTGATTAGTAGCACATACAGTTAACTGATGTCTAAATACTTGTGGATCAGTATTAAGTACAGTATTACCTTCTGCTTTTAATAGTATCTGCCCTAGTTCAACAATGTCATCAATGTCGTACAAAGGGTGAGCTAATGTCCATTCCATAACAATCCTTTATTAATGGCTCCTCAAACACGGCTCGAACGTGTGACCTAGTGATTAACAGTCACTTGCTCTACCAACTGAGCTATTGAGGAATACGTGAAGTATAAAACTTTTTAGCCAAAAAAAATAAAAATAGGTTTCGTACTACTTATAGACTGAAGTGGTCTTTGCTGTTGTGTTGGTATGGGAAAAGTTTTTGTAGAAAAATTGAGAATGGGTGAGTGGGCCCCCTCTTTCTTCCTACTCCGCAGGGTTACCCTCTAACTGGGGGGGTTCTAATGGCTAAGGTGGGGAGGGTCTTGGTTGAGAAACAATGGGGGACAGGTTGAAATGGATAGTGGGGAGACCGATGATTTATAGGTAGATAGCGGGAAAGCTTAGACAGTCAGACAATGCTAGAACGTCAATCACTATGCTTTACTGTTACTAGTAGCGATGCAATAGAACCATGCTCTAGGGTTGCTTAGTTACTTCGCGTTTTCCATAATGTTTCATTGGAGGAATGCTATTTCAAGCTGGACAATGTAAAGCTCTACAGTCAATCAATCGGGTTATCAATGTACTCATGCGGGAAAGCTTTAAACGTCCCTGGGTGCTGGGTTTATTCGCGTTCTATAGCTATTTAAATGCCTGGTGAAATATCATTCATTTATTCATGCGAATCACTATGCTTTAAGGCTTTTGATTTTCTTTTTTTCAAGACAATATCATTTCAATTGTCGCCCAACACGCTATTTAACGACAAACTATAGGGTAAACCCCTAGTAAATAAATAGTTATGCACACGTTATACATGAAATGGGCGATACACTATATACATGCACTTAAACCCTAGGTGCTCTTATAGAAGGCAGTAAATGGAAACCACCACAATCACACAATCACAATTTTTTGAGTGCTCTAGTCGCCAAACGGCAGCTTATGATGAAACTGATCTGATTGACTCATGTAATGATCATCAAGCCGATATTCTAGAGTGCTTGGCAGCGGGAGACTACGTAGGCGCGGGACGAATCCTCATGATTCAACGTCAGGAGACAATTGATCGCCGTATTAATATTGAACTACATGGCTACGCTAAATGAAAACTATTGCACTTAATATTATTGGCACTGTATTAATAGTTACTCCATTATTAATACTATTATTATCTTATTTTGATTGTTTAACCAAATAGTTTAATTTATAGGGTATTAAGTACCCTATTGATTGCACTATTGCAATATTTAGCATGAAAGTATTATTATGATTCGCATTTCAGTTACATCAAAATTAGACGGTATCCGTAGTTGGTCATTACAGGCCATTGATACTTGCCCCGGTTCTATATCGTCACCAGGTGTATTAGTTGATGCGTGTAAGGGATGCTATGCAACAACTGGCAACTATCGTTTTCCGAACGTGAAAGCTCCTAGATTAGAAAATGGTCAGGATTGGCAAAGACTTGACTGGGTTGACGATATGGTCAAGGAATTGGATTCGGACCGGTATTTTCGCTGGTTTGATTCGGGTGACGTTTACACTTTAGGCTTGGCGGAAAAAATTCTAGAAGTTATGCAACGTACCCCATGGGTAAAGCACTGGTTACCTACACGTATGCATAAATTCCCTAAATTCGCGTTAGTGTTTCGTGAAATGCAAAATTTGGAAAACGTACGCGTCAGATTTTCCAGTGATTCTATAAACGGTGAATATATCGCTGGGTTGCATGGATCTGTAATTGTGGCTGCAGCCGATACTTTGCCCGATGATCACGTCACACTATGCAAAGCCTACGAAAATGCGGGAAAGTGCAGTGGATGCCGTGCGTGCTACTCAAAAGACGTTGATGTTATAGCGTACCCAGCACACGGTAAAACTATGCTGAAAATTATTCGTATCAATAAGGCTTGATCATGCAATATTGGACTGTACATATAAATAACAGGGATGAGGTCGATGTATGGGCCGATTCGCCCGATAGTGCTATTGACTACATATACGAAACACGCGCCTATGATATTTGGGATATATGGTGCGACAGTGTGAAAGGATAAGGAAAGGGCTCAGGCCCTTTTTTTGTTTGGCTTAGGCTTTGCTTAGGCTTTTTTTGCTTGGCTACTGTAGACGGGTTTCAACCCGTTTATTGTGCTTTGCTTCGCGGGTTAACTGTAGGCTTGGCTTTGCTTGGCTTAGGCTTTGCTTTGCTGGGTGACTGTAGGCGCTTTGCTTTGCTCTAGCGTAGGCGCTTAGGCTTTGCAAGGCTTGAAAACACCTTAAAAAAGCGGTGTAAGTGATTGATTTATATGGGAATCTGAAAAATGAAATGTTTTTTTCCTGAAAATCAAGGCTTAAAACCCCCTACGCTTATGAAAAATTGGCAAAAATTGGCATAGAAATTGAATTTTGCCCCCCTATATATTTTTCAGTTCAAAAAAAGGGAGACCCCCCCCCTTCATTTTTTTAAAGGTCTGTTTTATTCAGACCCCCACCCTCATTTTCTAGCCAATCATTTTAAGAATTTGAGTTTGTAAGTGGTTGAGTCAATCAAACTGGCGATTTCATCTATCGCGTTTTGGATTTCACTCTCTTTTGGAAGCTCTTTTCGTTTGTCAGAAACATACTCTTTCAGCGATTGAAGCTCTTCTAGTGCTGTATCAGCAGGAGAATAGTAATCAAATGTGTACTCAATCAACTCTTCATTCAGTCCTTGAATTGCTTCTGCTACTGCGTCCACTAGACCAGGCAGTTCTTCATAAAAGGTTCCAAGTGCCATGTGTTCTGAAAAGCTCTTGCTTCTCAAATGAAGAATGTGTGCATTGGTAGCTGCGTGAAGCAGTGTCAGAATGAATTCGCCATCTTGTTTCATATTAGTCCTTTTTGTTTAAGCAACAATTTAGATCTTTCCATTGCTTCTGTAAATGTATTTTCAACATATTCTAATGACATATTAAAAGGTCGTTTCATTTGTCTATCGTATGTGGCATGACAGTTATAACAAGCATACGCTCCTTTTTCATCATTAGCTTTTTTACCCATACCTTTTCCATCTATACCCCTATTACTATGCGCCCATACAACACTTTCAGAATTGTAATTACATACACCTGGTAAATTTATTGTGCATTGTTCATTTTTTGCTGATTTTCTTATTTTTGACATAACGGATTATGAGTATGTAATTTATTAACTGCTTGAATATATGCTTGGTAAGCATCTTCTTTAAATTCAAATCTTCCTAACGCAATTGTTTTATTGTTATGAGAAATAAAACTAGCCCATTTATTTCTTTTTTTATCAAAACATACGCCTCTTAAACCAGATTTATTTTTAAAATCTAAAACTTTATTTTCAGAATTTTGTTTTGTGTTTGCTTCTCTAAGATTACAAATTCTATTATCCATTCTGTCATTATTTATATGATCTAAATGTGTTTTTGAAAATATTCCATTTATATAAAACCAAGCTAAATGATGTGCTCGATATTTAATATTATTTATAGAAATTAATTTATATCCTTTGTCAGTTTTTGAACCAGCAATATCACCTATCAAAATTCTTTTTGATAATTGTTTTTGCCAATAAAAAATACCAGTATTTAAATCATATTTTAAACAATCTAATAGATCTGAATGTTTTAACATATCGTACCTCATCATCGGTAGAAGTCATCACTAAAATAAATTGGCAGGATGGTGATGAATCATCTTTTCCCCCGCTAAAGGTAGCCAATAATAATTTTAACTTAAAAATTTCATTTCTGTACGGCGAGTAAATTCTTGCACTTTGAAGATCTCTATTTTTAACTTGGCAGCTTCCAGCATATAACGTAGATTCTCTTCTACTTCGATTGCTGCTTTGAGGCCATCCAATTGTTCAACATATATTGCACTTGCATAAGCATCAATTTCCTTTGCTCCAAGTGCTTTTTCATCTGACTGTCCCATCAGTCTAGCTTTTACTGTTTTGAGATAGTTTTCAATGTAAATTCTGTTTGCTTTAGCTTGAGCATAAGTACCAGCATTACGCTGGATGTATTCAATAGCTTTAAGTGGTTCAATTTCCATCATACAAAGTCCAATTCTGGTGCTTTACTTGTATATCTGTCTAGCGTCATTTTGATGTACTTGGAATAATCAGATCGGCTAATACTTTGTCTTTGCAACTGATGGTACTCAAGCATATTCCTGATGGCTGTAATTCCAACACCTGTAAAACCCATTACTCTTGATTTCTCATACCTTTGGGCAGCACTCTTTAGTTCTTTTTCAGCAGTTGCACAATCTGGCAATGCTTCTTGTCCAATACCATTACGGGCCATTGTTTCGCAGATGTTTAGGCTACCAGTTAAGTCCCACCATTCTTGGACTCCACCTTTGCCATTCATCACGGCTTCTAAACTGGTTAAATCTCGCATGGTAAGCATATCCAAAGACTTTTGATCTACTACCCTTGCACCAGAGATAGCGTGTCCAACTGCATCAAAACCAGTTGTTGCATAGTGCTGACGTTTACATTTTTTACGACTCATATCATTCCTATTTATACGATCAGTAGCATATACATTGTTATAAATGCTTATCAATTAAGACTTGAACACCAATGTCGAGATCTCCATCACCCATCTCTTGCAGCATCATCTTTTGAATGCTATTGAGCTTAATGTTGATCAGATTTTCGATGGGTTTAGTTCGTTTACGACCTGAGCCTGGACGATAGCCACCCCAAGGCTTTTTAGGGCCACTAAAAGCAGCATTCTCACGATCTTTCAACCATTGGGGCTTTGGTGTATACACCATAATTATCTCGCTACACCTTGCAAGCGATCAGCTACCAATTTGGCATAGCCACCAATATCTACCCACGAATCATCGTAATCAGGATCTCCATTGAGAATACGGCCAATCTTGTGAACAATCATTTCAAGTGATTCTTTCTGATCATCGGCCAGCTTAATCCAGCCTGGATGAATGTGCATGATCGTTTTTAAATCTTGCGTGATCTTGGCATGGCTGACAAAGGTTCCATATCGTTTACCTCGTTCGGTAAGTGTTGTGGTGATGGTATCAGTCATTTTATTTCTTTCGTTAATGGCGCAATTTCTATCTGTTGTCTTAACCATTCTGCACCTCCTAATTTTTTAAGTTTCATTCTTTGTTCCCATGTCATACGAATAGTTAATGGATTGGTGTGCCAAGGCACAATTGGTTTAGGTCTAGGCATTTTTTACTTTCTTTGGAAGTGATTGCCAGTGTGTCCAGAATTGTTCACCTTGGTAAGGCCCATAAGATGCTACACCGCCAGCACTCAATAGTTGCAACTTGACGTTTCTAGGTGTATCCATCCCAATCGGAATCCAATACACATCGGTGCTGACTGCTACTGTTTTATCATTGTTAATTGTGTGTGTCATTTCTTTTCTTTTCTATATTGCACCCATACCGCGCCTTGGCTACGCTTGTAACCAGCCGCACGAATCTTTCGATAAGCGTCATCACGACTAGTTGCATGGCTTACGATGGCGATCTCTGCGTCAGTCCATTTCATACTATTTTGTTCCCGTAATCGTCAAAGGTTCGTCCTTGTGGTGGCGTGCAAGTGTGGATACTTACAGGGCCAAGCGCACTCATCAGCCGCTTACCGCAGCGGTGGCAGAAGTTGCGCTCAAGAGCTTGGTCTAATTGTGTTTCAAGAACACCAGCGTCATAGCCCAACTTGAAACTCTCTTGAAGCTCTTTAGCCATACGCTGCATTTCCTCAACCAGCACGGCCTTTTCGTCCCAGTCTGGTTTGAATGGTTTAGTCATTTCTTACTTACTTTCTTTGTCATGCACTCTGCGTTATGCACCCACACTACAAGATCAATAATTAACTTCCCTGCCAGCGCAGTCACAGCGGGGCTATGTCCTTTTGCCAGTGCCAGCATTTTCTTTGCAAGTGCCGCTGCTTTGTCTTGGTCTTCTTTTGACAGTGGATAGTCACTCATGTGTTCTTCTCCTTCAGTTTGGCTTCGATGGCTAACGTGTAAGACTTATTAGCACGCTCAGTTCCAATCCATTTCTTCCATGCAGTATTTATCTCATCATCAGTAAGCCCCACCCACTCGCGCTTTGGTGGTGATGTGTAAATTTCGCGGCCCAAACAAATCTTAAGCGCCGTTTCTTCGGAAATAGGCCATACTTTTACAGTTGTATCCGTCACTTCGATAAGGCTTAATCCTTTAGTTAGGGCATCCTGCTCTGGTTGCGCTAGGGCTTCTTTGATGGCGGTGATAGCTGCATCTCCGCGATCAATGGCCGCATACGTCTGTTCCGTATCATTGAGTTCTTCCAGCGCCTCAAGCGCCAGCTTCAGTGCTTCACGTTCTTTAGTCATCACTGCACCCCTGAGTAATAAATATTTGGTCGCACATAGTTTCCCGTAGTCACCATTCTTGTAACTGCTTTGATGTAACCATGTGCAGCAGCACTTTTCAGTGTTCTTGCTGCGTGTATGCCAGTCATACCAGTGCGTTTCCCAACGTGGTCATAAGTACACGGGCCAAACTCAATAGCAAACTCAATGATTTTTCTAGCACCTAGAGGTAGATGGGCAAAGCCGCTACCAACTGCTGAAGGCTTTGCAATTTCTTGCACAGGCCAAGGTACAACGGGTTGCAAAATTGTCTGTGGTTTGTAGGTTGCCATCATTGCACTCCTGAGTAATACATGATGCGATTATTGTTATCTGGTTGAGTACCCCAAATACCTTTAATTAATCCTCGTGCTTTAGCATCACGTATTTGGCTTTTAGATGATGGGACTAATTCCAATGCTTTTACAACTTGGGCTGAAGTTACAGGGCCATTTTTAATAATGTACTTAAGAATGTTTTTTAACTGTCTTCCATACAACCGTTCTTCTGGTTCAGGTTTTACTTTGTCTATTGATTTAAAAAAGTGAACTAATCCTAATGGGTGTTTGCCATTAGCAAAGGTAGTTTCTGGTTTATACATCTTGGTCATCTTTAAAAATTAAATACATTACATAACTGGACACTATGATGATTACTGCCATCACTACTAAAACTAAAAAAAGCGTTTTCATTTCCACACCATCATGGTAAAAATGAGAACAGTGATGCAACCAACACCCGCAAAAAAGCTAATAGTGTGACTAATTACAGCGTCCATTTTGCTAACCCTGTTGATGAAACTAAGTAATCAGAAGGCTTGTAAACTGATTTACGTGAGTCATACTGTCTAGGGCCAGCTTCACCCGGCTTTAAAGCTCTAGGTGTTGTACTTACTGGTTTGTACACTTGTACTTTTGGAGCAATAAAGTGCAAGGCTGAATATGCGTTAATACGCAATTCTGGTTTTTTAGGCTTGGTCATCTGCAACCTTTGGTGCTACATAGCTAACAGTGACTTCATTAAAGTTGCTGTAATAGCTACCAAATGACACTGTGTTAAACGCTTCATTGCGATTGGCAATTAAGGAATTTACATGAGTCAAGATGATCTCTGTAACTTCGTCCTTTGTAATTTCAATTTTCATTTCTATCTACCCGTTTCGTTGAAGAGGCCTCTATCTTAACTTGAAAAACTTGATTGTTTTCACTTATTTTGTAGGTAAAAACCCTTAGTCCAAGCTTTCTTTTATGTAAACCTCGACCATTCCGACTGTTCCATAGACCTTTTTAGCGTGTAAATCGACTACTTGGCAGTCATCCAGGTAAACAATTCCATTCATTGCGTCTAGAAATGCCTTGATTATGTTATCGCAGTCGGGTTTCTTGGTTGGTCTTGTCTTCCCTGATAAGCAGTCTGCTGTAGCCTTTTTTGAATAAGAGGCTGGCACTGGCATAGTGATGTAGAAACAGGCTGTTATAGGTGTGTCTAATGGCTCTACTTCACCCATTGCTTTATTAGCAACTTCCCGTATTTGGTCTTCATACAGTTTGGTCTTTAAAGGAGTGTAAGTTGAGACAAAGTTTCCCCGTCTTGCAAATTTCGGGCGTCCTTTGCCTACTGGAGTGCCTTCAAGTTTGAATGCTAATTGAAATGTCATATGCTACTTTCACGTCTTTGTGGATTTCTGGAAATGGACAGGAGGCCATGTTTTTGTACTCATAAAGAGCTTCAATTGCATAGTCCCTATCTCGTTCTCTCAAGTAAAGAAAATGTTTGACCATCTTCTCCTGGTGTTGTTCAAAAAATTGATGGCTTGTGAGGATAATTTGGGTAGAAGTGGAGACTGTCATGCTCACCTCCTTTAAATTGTTGTGAATCTCGATCAAACCAAAGAAGGAATTTAGGCTCACCTTCACCATTACGCTGTTTACGGCATATCAGGAAAGCATCAGCTTCACCCTTTTTCATTGATGCCATTCCTTTATTCTCAATGTCATCGGACTTTTCTTTATTCCGATGAACAACAAAAAAATTATCAACGAGATCGGAGATAGCTCCAGAACCTTTCGCATCATATTTTCCGCATACCTGGTACTCACCACCAGTAGGTTTCTTCATATGGTGGATCAAGTGGATGTGAACTTGGTTATCTCTAGCCAAAGCTGTCAGTTCATCTACAAAGTTCTTTTGACCGTTATAGTCATCTTCACCTTTTGAACACTTCATTAAGCTATCAATAAAGAAGTGAGTGACCCCTAACTTCTTTGCACAATATCTAGCTACTGAGATGATTTGATCTTGGTTAACAGTCCCTTGTTGGTCATAAAGCCACAATTTATTGTCTGACCATTCTCCAAACTCTGCGTAAAGGCTTGCCAAGGCCTCTATACCCTCGCTAGACTGATATTCTTCAGAGAATGGATTAGTTCCCGCATACATCCTCGCCATTCGACTGAGGGTCGTTGTAGGCTTCATCTCAAATGAGGCAATACAGACCTTTTGATCTTGTCCCATAAGCGACATTGCTATTTGGGATGTAACCAATGATTTACCATGTCCATTTTGTCCAGCCCAAAGCGTAACTTCACCCGGTCTAAAACAGAAATCGTTGGTAGTCTTTTCCCACGGCATGAAAATCTTGCGTGTTTTATCAGGATTACGCAAATCATGGATAAGGTCATCCATCCATATCTGTGCTGTTTTAACCTTGGTAGAGTTGTCAGTTTCATGTAAGTAAACATTAAAGTCAATGTCGTCAATAGTAATCATGCTGGACATAAAGTCCTCCAAATGCGTTTCAAAATATGTTCATGTTCATCACTTGCACCAGCTACACCAGTTCTACAAGCGAGTGAAAGTTCCTTTGGTTTAGCAGCTTCTACTGCTTGGATTGTTTGTAAAAACAAACTGTTGTACTTTCCAATCTCAAAAATTACGACATTCAGACTTACCAAAGCTCTAAAGTCCATGTGTTTAGGTTTATCAGAAGGAGTAATCCGAATGTATTGATGGGTTTCATCTAACCATCTTGGACAGTCTCCAACAATAATCCAGACACTTTTAGGTGCATGACCTGTTATGCGTAGGTCTACAAGCTGTTTTAAGCTCATATTAATCCCCACAAAAACAAGAAATAGCTTCTTCATTCTGATCAAACATATCTCTTTGTTCTTTGGTGAACTTGATGATCTGAGCATAAGTCGGACGATCTTTTGAAAATCTACCTCCAATCAATTCCTCTTGTGAAGCCCACCAGACTGCTCTTTCAGGTTTTTCAGCAACTAAACTAGAAATCTGGTGCAATCCTTTCATAAAGCAAAGATCACAATTTCCAAGATTTGTCATTCCATTCCTAAAAGTAAGTTGAAGATCAAAATTGTTTGTCTTCCAAAAAGATTGCACATCTGATTGCGAAAAACCAGATTTAGCCAATGGCATTAATTTTGTATCAGTCATCTTAGCTACTCGTCTTGGTTCATCTGCACGAATACCAACCATTGTTTCAAAGTCATCAATTCCAATGCTTTTGAAATATCTCTCAATGGTAAGAATCTTCATTTCTCCTGTACAAAACCTCATTACTGAATTTGGTAAAAATTTCCGTTTCTTGATCAAATCAGAAAATGGCTGACCATTTCTGTTAGCTGTCTCAAAACTTACAATTTTAAATTTCAAATCAGAAAGATCGTATTCCAACCAAATAATTGGAATATTCCAATGAACTTCACAATCTTTGACAAACTGAAGTGTTTCTTCTGCTTCTCTTCCTGTATTGCAAAAACAAACTTTTGCATCTTTAGGTAAGCCATTATTTGCCTCTAATGTTTTCCAAAGCATAAAAGCAGAAGTTCTTCCACCAGAAAAGCTTATGCAAGTTGGACTGTCAATTAAAAAATGGTTCATTTAAAGCCTGCAAATTGGTTAGTTGGTGCAATGGTGTCATCTTCCCATCTACGCTGGTTAAGGTAGGTTGCTGGAAATGGAATGAACTGTGTGTTTTGCCATTGTTCAGAGCTAGTCATCACTTCTATGTGGTTCAAGATTAAGTTAATGTCTGTTACTTTAGCTTTGTTAAACGCTTTCAAAGCCGAAGGCTTGGCTTTCTTGTTTGGATAAGAGCGCCAGAAGGAGATGAAATCGACTGGCTTGGACAATATAGGTTCTATTCCTGGTTTAACTTCCTGGTTTGTAGCCAGATTCTGACCCACCCGTCCGTCAGATTCTGACCCACCCCCAGCCAGATTCTGACCTACCCCTGTCAGATTTAGCTTGTATTGATTAGGTAAAGAAACACCTTCCAATGACTTGTGAATGATGGTCAAGAATCCCATATCTTGTAAGACATTAATGTGAGTCTTCAAGGTGGAAATACCCATTGAACACTCTTCAGCAAGTAATTTGTGTGAAGGATTGCATTGGCCTGTATGGTGATTACAGTGATTTGCCAATAGAAGAAGAACCAATTTCTGACCGGAATTGGAAGTCGGTTGGGACAAAGCCCAAGTCATAGCTTGAAAACTCATTGTGTAACTTTCTGTAAACTCTGAGAAGAAACCAACGGCAGGTGCAGAGTTCACTTTTCTCTTAGGGGATCAATCCCAAGATAGCCGGGTTTGTAAAATTATAGCTTTTTAGGTTCTACTGGAGCAGGCTTTTTCTTGCCAAAAATCTCGTCCCATCTACGTTCATATTCGCCTCTTGGAACTTCAATTGGCCTTGGTGCTGAACCTTTACTCATTTTGCTCTCCTTATGTCTGGTTGTTTAGGTGTTACATGGCCTACATGGTAGAACTGGCAATGTGGACAGTGATAGACCTCCATTGGATCACCACGTTTAAAGCCTAATGAAGCTTGTGCTACGTTATAGGTTGGAAACTTGTGCTTTCCATTGCACTGTGCCTCGATTGAGGTCTTATAAGTCGTCATACAAACATACTTTCTATGGATACTGTTTTACCAGTGGCTAACTCTAAAGCCCGAGCTAGAAGGGCAACAATAGAAGCTTCAATATCATCTTCTAAAGCGTAGGATTCCGCATAGTCAGTGGCTTCTACAACCAAGTTCCATGCGTACGTTGTTTCAAGTTCTTCAATGTTCATGCCATAAGGCTACCACGAATTTATTTGAAAACCATAGGTGAAAACCCCTAGAAGAAAAGTTGGAAAAGTCGATACAGTAGAGTCTTCTTAAACGAACTAGAAAGAAAGAAATGAAAATTAAGATGTTGGTTCATGTACGTGAACTTTTTAATGTAGACTACGTTCCTCGTTCCACTAATCGCCACAATCAACGGCAGTGGATCAAGTCAGTTAGAGCACTTGGCGATAGCTGGTTATTAGCAAAGCATATAGAACGGAAGTAGTATGAAGAATTTTATTCAAGAGTTCAAAGAAGAACACGCAAACATCGAATATTGCTGCTATTGCATTGAAGAGCGCGGTAACAAAATGTCTTGCTGTTCAGAAAACCATTTCGTGCCATTCAGTGACTTGGATGACTCTACGCAAATGGAAATTATCAATGAAGAATACGACACTTACTTTGGAATGAAATGATGTATGATTCGTATATCGCTGGGGAGCGATTATCTAGTAAGCCTATTAAGGCAGTCTGCACCGTATTAGCGGTGTCTCCCCACATCGAAAGATGAGACTGTCTTAGTAGGCTTTTTTATGTTTGGAAATATCTTATGAAAGCTTGCATCTTATGGACTAAAGCAACTGCTGGTAATGGATATGGCGTAACTTCATATCTTGGTAAACAAATTTATGCACATAGATTAGCGGCAATAAAAAAGTTTGGATCAATTCCAGAAAAAATGGTTGTTGCTCATACTTGTGATACTCCTTCATGTGTAAATCCTGACCATCTTTTTATTTGTACACAAAAAGAAAATTTGGCTGATATGTGGAAAAAAGGAAGAGGTGCTAGTGGTGATTTGCATGGACTAAGAAAACATCCTGAATGCTCTGCAAAAGGAGAAAAAGTTGATAGCAGCAAATTAACATCAGAACAAGTTATACAAATTAGAGAAATGTATATTCCAAAAAAAGTACCTTTGACTTTTATAGCAAAAAAGTTTGGGATTGCTTTTCAAACGGTTAGTAAGATAGTAAACAGAAAATTGTGGAAACACATTTAAAAGGAATTGAAATGATTGAAGACCTGTTAAAACTTGACGTTAGCAAACACATTGAAAAGAAAGCAAATCTTAGTTATTTGTCTTGGGCTTGGGCATGGACTCAAGCATTAAAAGCAGATAACAATGCTCATTTTCAAGTACAAATGTGGGGCAAACCGGGTGAAGAAAAATGTTATATGGACATTAATGGAACTGGAATGGTTTGGGTTACTGTAACAATGTTTGGTAAACCAATTACGTGCCAATTGCCAGTGATGGATCATAGAAATAAACCAATCATTGCTCCTGATGCGTTTGCTGTGAATACCGCAATTATGCGTTGCATGGCAAAAGGACTTGCTTTGCATGGTTTAGGATTGTTTATTTATGCTGGTGAAGACCTTCCAGAACAAGATTCAGGATTGATTGACAACCTGGTGTATGAGATTAAAGATCATTACGAAAAAGATGATCTAGCAGGTATGTACGGCATTTGGGAAGCCATTGCCGACAATGAAGTTCGGATTACAGTGTGGAAAACACTGGCTCCTGACAGTAAAGTGCGCTCAGCTATTAAAGCGTACAAAGAAAAACTTAACTCAACTGAAAGTAAATAATGTCATCACCTCGTATGGATCTCATCGCTATTGTTGGCGAATACAAAAACTCTGCTGGCGAAACCAAGAAGCGGTTCGTTAAGGTGGGTTCACTGTTTAATAGTGACAAAGGTCAGTCAATAAAGATTGATGCTGTTCCTGTAGGTTTTGATGGCTGGTTGTCGGTTAAAGAACCTTATGAAGCTGGTGAAAAGCCTGCTCGTCAAAGTAGCGCACCTACTCGCCGTGGTGCTGATTTAGGTGATGACGGAATTCCTTTTTAATCTGGAGATAGTAATGAGCACTAAAAATGTATTGACTGCACCTGAAGTATATAAATTGACACAATGGTTGGATCAGAATCCAATTCCTGTTCAAACAATGACTCAAGCTGAATTGGCATTATTGGCAGCTTCAGTATTGCGCTTTGAAGTAACAGCATCCAATTGCATCATGGCAGGTAAGAATTTGAATATTCAGGTTGGTCGTCAGAACTATGGAGTTTCAGCCAATCGAAATAATACTCAGATTTTGGCTCAGGCTATTCAAGATTTGTATTTGAAATTTGGTGTACTTGTTTCTGAAGATTTGATACGTTTAGCAAAATGATTACAGGGGGAAAGCTTTGTGTGGTGAGTACCCCTACCCATATGAATATTTTTAATATTTTTTCAAACAAAAACTACACCGATACTGGATCATCATTAATTTCGCAAGAAGGTGAAGTGTTCAGTAAAGTATTTAATGGTTACTTATCGCAAGATGGTAATTTAATACAAAAAGTTGGTGATGGTTTTATGAATATGACTACAGGCGTCCAATCATCTTTTGGCGACCCTTTTGAGGATGAAGAATGAGCTTTGCACAAGTAGAACTACAGATTATTCATTGGTCTGAAGCACGTAAGATTATCCCTAATGCTACTGCTGAGTCTCAGTTAATGAAGCTTGTGAGTGAGCTTGGAGAGCTTGCAGACGCAACACTAAAGAATGATGAAGCTGGCATTATTGATGGTGTCGGTGATGTAATGGTATGTCTTATCAACTATTGCGCTTTGAAGCACATTGATTTGACTACTTGCATGAAATCAGCCTATCAGGAAATCAAGGATCGTAAAGGAACCTTGCTGCCCAATGGTGTTTTTGTAAAAGATTAAACCATTCGAGTAGAGTCTGATTGAACAGAAGAAACTCTGTTTGACCAGCCTCTACCAAATGTTTCCCAAGTTGGAAGTTCTTCTAGAAATCTCAAACGTGTGTCATTAAACTGAGCAATCAGCCTCATGACATCACAAGCCTTTGCAGCCTTAATTGTTATTGGCCCTATCATTCCATCAGCTTTGACATTAAGTGTCTCCTGAAGCCATTTAGAGGCTCTACCGGGGCCACTGTTGATAGCAGCATCAAACACAGCGTAATCTAGTCCTGTTGGTAGGTCATCACCTGATACACGATCCCAATATTTTTGTTTGTACAGTGGTGCTACATCGTTAATCTTGAGTAGGCGCATATCGTTTTCAGATACGGGGTGTCCTAGCCATGCTTCCCAAGTGTTTTTGGTACAACCTAAGTTGGTCATGCCGCCTGGATCAGCCGGGTGATTAACATACCCCCCTTCACTTTTCAATACCAATTCCAATGATTTTCCAAAGTTAATATTCATTTAGCGGCAACACCTTTGATTTTTTCAACAGTTCGTAATCCACCTAGACCCAACATACCCATAAGAATAGGCATCATTTCAGTTAGATCAGCGGAAAAGAGTTGGACAGAATGTCCAGTAAATTCAAGTAAGAGCTTGGCAATGGGAAGACCAATCCAGTTCCAAGTACAAGCAGCAGCACATACCCACCCCACCGCTGGTCTCCATCCTGATACAAAAACAGAAGGGCTTGCTGCTTCTACCTTATTAATGTCCATTTGGCCTTGAATGACCATTACAGCAGCAGCTAATTGTTGCTTTTCAGCTTCAGATTTATCAGGCCAAATCTTATTAATAACATTATTAGCAAGATCAGATACTGCACCCAGTCCAGTAATGTCCATTATTTACCTTTCAATACATTTTCCAACCAATACCAATAGACAACAAAGGCCATCATTTGTCTGTTTTATTATCTAGTTTATCGAATATCTTACTAATCATCTCTTTAATCTCACGAATATCTTGTTTGTAATCTTCACGTACAACATATTGTCTTGGCAAATCTTCACGTAGTTTAGCTAAATCAGATTTAAGTTCTTTTACAGCAGTCCATAGTTCACGGGCAAACCACCCTGTTACTGTCAGTGCTGTACCAGCAACAAGGTTAAAAAGTGATTGGTTATCCATGAACTACCCTAATTGATTATGGTCAAGATTATATTATCTGTTTGGTGGTGGTACACCAATATCCATTGGAGTATAAAACTTACGTGGATCATAAGCAGCACCACGATTACCAGCACCTTTACGTTTGGCTTCTTCAATGCGTCTTAGATAATCCATTTGCTCTTGTTCACCAGCACCAGCACCTTTGGAGAACGTAGCAGCTTGGAAACCGGGAAACAACGATGAAAGAGCTTCAGCCGCTTTACCACCACCTTTAGAAAACTCACCTTTTGCAACATCTTGACCAGCACTAGCAAGATCAGACAACAAAAGCAAAGTACCAGCTACCCCACCAACTTTTACTGCTTTACCCGCAAGACCTGTTGTATTTGGAGGCATTGGAGCGCCAATTGATTTACGCAAATCTCTAGTAGCAGGAGGCCCAACACGTTCTTGATCTAGACCTTTAAGAACTTGTTGTGTTTCTGTATAAGGCCCAAAAGGTTTACCCATTGCTTTGGCAGATTCAATTGCACCAGATTGACCCAATGTTTGTCGAGCATAGTTTGTACCGCCAATATCCATTCCTGGAATAAAAGCATAATCTTTTGGTACATCTTTAACAGATTCAAAAGTTGTAGGTACACGTTTCTTAGATTCACCTTGACCAACTAAAGCATCAAAGCCAGAAGCTGTTTTCAAGGTTTGTTGTGGCATTTCAGGAGCCACTGCCCCTTTAATCTTTGGTTCTTTTTTAACTGCTTCTACAGGTTTAGGAGCTAAATCTTCTGCTACAGCAGCTTGCTTTTCAACTGTTTGTGCAAATGCAGCAGGTTCAGCAGCGTTTGCAATAGGGGTTACAGGAACGGTTGTAGCTTTAACTTGAGCAGCAGCACCTGGTGGAATTTCAGGAGGCACTACAGGAGCCGCAGGAGCATTAGCAAAAGACGTTGGAGTTACAGGTACAGCAACTGGTGGTAATACTGGAGCAGGAACCACACCTGAAGGCTTTTGAGCCATCTTTAACCGATGTTCTGCTAGATCAGCTTGAGCATTAGCTTGACGTAATTTAGCTTCAGCCATTGGATCAGCCATAACAGCAGCTTTTTCTACTGGAGTTACAGGAACTGGATTGGCTGGAGTTTCAATAGAAGGCTCAATACGACCCACAGCAGAATCTAAAGTTGCAGAAGCTTTACGTCTATTAAGTAGAGCATTAATACCTGACATTGCAGCACCACCAGCAACAGCAGCAGCAGGAACTTGCATCCATTCAGGGACGCCAAACATTTCATTGTCTTTTAATGATTGTGATTGTTTTGCTTTTTCAGACTCATAAAATTGAGCAGGAGTAGTTGATTTTGATGGTGCTTCACCTATTCCAATACCGGGTTCACTAGGCCATTCTTTTTGACCTTTAATAAAGTTGTTAATTTCCTCATCAGAATGTCCTTCTGATTTAGCATTTGCTCTAAATGTGTCTTCATTAAAAGGCATGATTAACCCCCCGCTGCTTTAAATAAGTCATTTAATGATTTCTTAGCTTTGACTGGAGGTGGAGCACCTACAGTTGGACTAGATACTTTTGGTGGTACTGAAGTTACAGGTTTTGACACTTGAGTTTGAGCTTCAGATAAAACATCATGTATACCATCTGTATATTTATCTTGCAATCTTTTATAAGCATCAGTTTTTACAAAGTTGGCTTCCAGTTCATTTTGAGCAGGAATTTGTCCTTGTTTGTAATTTTTAATTGAGTCTTTGTAATACTTATTAAATTCGTCTATAGCTTCAGCACTAAACATTCCTTGTAAAGCTTGAGCGCGTCCTTGAGCATATTTATCTTCAACTCCAAAAGAAGATGGCAAAGACAAAAATTTAGGAACACCCACTGAATTTGTTAACTCTAAAGTTTGATCTGCAATATTTTTAGATAAATCTAAGGTTCGCAAAAGCAAAGTTTGAGTTTTATTATCCATTCCACTTAATGCAGCAAATTTTAAAATGTCTGCTTTGGTTTGCGTAATGTTTTTAGTATTTTCAGCAGAAGAATTTTTAGATGATTGCTTTTGAGCTAATTCACTCATAGACATAGTGACACCTTTATCACTAACAATTCCACCTTTACCATTAGAAGTAAAAACACCAGGCAATCCAAAGGCAGTAGTAATTCCCTTAGAAATTACCGTTCCTTCTTTTGAGTTAGCCGCATTATTAGCTTGATCTAACAAACTAGAACTTTGACTAGCTGATGCAGCAGAACCCTGTGCTTGAGTAGTATTCTGAATTAATTTAGCATATAAATCAGCAGGAAGTTCACCTTTAACATTATTAATTAGTTGAAGATTGTCATGAATTTCTTTATATTGAGCACCTAATGCTGGCATTTTTGTTGCCCAAGCATTATTAATTTTATTGTTTTCTTCTAAACTTTTGACCCTAGCTTCTGTGCTTAATACGGCTGCTTTTGAAGCAAGTGTTTCACCATACGTTGAAAGACCTACACCTCTAGAGGCATATTCTTCTGGCATAACAGGCTGACCTGTTTTAAGATCAATAACAGCTAAAGTTTCACCTAAAGCGTTAGTTCTTTTTTGAAGTTGATTTCCATTCAAATCGTAAACAATACGTTCTGCAACATCACCTCCAGTAATTTGTTTAGCAGCACCAGCTTTATCACCCATTAAATATTTAATGATAGCTGTTCCATACTGTGGATTGTCAGTTGTATTTTTCCAAGCATTAACAGCAGCAAGTCGTCCTTCCTGAGTATTAGCTCCACCTTGTTTATCAATAGGATCTACTACAGATTTAAATTTATCAGTACTTTGTTGAATTTTTTGAGCGTGTTCAATAGCAGCGTCAGCAATAGGAGTACCAAAATTCTGTTGAGCAATTGACATCAAAGATTTTGGATCACGATTGGCAATAGCTAAATCATAAGAAACAGACACATCATTTGCATCTCGTTGTTCAGCAGCTTGTGGAGTAAATTCAAGAGCCATATTAAAAGCCTCCCATTAAGATTTTTTTAGCCATATCGCGTAATGAAGGCGAAGTAGATGTAGGAGCAAATGAAGAAGCAGTAGGAGAAAAATTCTCCATTTGAGTTTCAACAGGAGCAATATTTGATGCTACTCCTTGTGGCATTACAACATCGCGTGCTGCTTGTGGATTTACACCTATTGTCGTTGGTGCAGATAATGAATAATTTGCATTAGATCCATAACCACCTGTTGGAATAGTTGGAGCAACTGCACCTTGGTTTTCTAAAGATGGTTTTTCTTTACCAAAAGAATTTAACCAATCACTAGCACCCGTTTTTTGCAACAATAATGCAAGAGCAGCTTTACCAGCATCTCCACCAGTTACAGAATCTAAACTTTGCCAATTACCAAATTCTTGTCCGGCTGCTGTAGTTGCTGTTGCCATAATTTGCCTTTAAAGTTTAAATCCAGAACTCTTGCCAGAAGTGGTCTGTCCTTGAGTACCAGTAAAGTTAGGTGTTGTAGATGCTTGAGGTGTACCAAACACAACAGAAGCATACTTACTGTATAGATCTTGTGGAGCACCAGCGTACCCAATCTGAGCACCAGCAGCTTGATTAGCAGCACCCAAACCTGTTTGACCAGCACTAATAAGACCTGAAGCAGCAGCAGCTTTATTAGCTTGTACTTTAGCTTGAGCATCAGCAGCAGCCGTTGCTTGACGTTGAGCATTAAGACTAGACATATTCACATCAGCTAAAGCTTGCCTAGACGATCCAAGTCCACCAGCAGCACCATACATGGCATTTTGACCAGCTTGTGATTCACGGGCTGATTCTCGACCAGCTTGCAAAGCACCTTGGATCTGATTCTGTTCATACTGAGGATCAAACAAAGATGCAAGGCCAGCAGTACCACCAAGCAAACTAGCTGAACCTACACCTTGTTGTAAGTTACCAGTTTGTTGTGCAACATTAGTGGCACGTTGAGCAGCAGCCAAAGTAGCTGGAGCAGTTTGTCCATAAACATCACCAGCACCAGCAATAGTCTTTTGATAAGCAGGAAGTGCTGTATCAGTAAGAAATTTTGTTTGTGCAGTAATAGCCGCTTCTTGAGCGGGAGATAGTTGTACTTGCGTACTGCCTGATGATTTTCCACCGCCCATGATTATTGCCCCTTACCTTGTGATTGAAAGCCTGGTTGATTTATTACAGAGCCGCCAGATTTACCAGAGTTCATTGAATTTTGACCAATGCTTTCAGGAGAACCATCTAGCCCACCTTTTGGCATCATACTAGCGTCAGTTATAAATTGATCCGTTGTATTTGGTGAAATGGTATTTGAATAAGCAGCAGGAGCACCCATAGCAGGTTGTGCAGTATTAGCAGTCAATGTCTGATTACTAGGTTGAATCGAACTCATTCCACTTTTACCACCTTTACCACCAGACGATGGAGTAACATTACCACCTGATGCGGTTGGGTTACTTGCTATTACTGATGTAGGTGCGCCCATATTTATCCTTTAATTCCAGTGATTTTAACCATCATTACTCTAATAAGAGAATGTTATTTGGTGCTTGAGCCATTGTTACCCAATTAGTACCATCAGATACGACAGTAGACCAATTACCTATTACTGGTAAAAGAATAGATGTACCAGCAGTAATACTATCAATTGGAACAATATTACTTGTAGCTGAATTAACTGCTTGCACTTGTAAGTTTTTAACTGTTACTGATCTACCAGGCCACAAAGAAGCAGTAGGGAACGTAAGTACCATTGCTGAGCCAGACTTATTATTAATGATCCAAGTATCAGTATTGGTTATCGTGTAATCAGCAGTTTGGGTTAAAACAGTCGATACAGGCACATAGTCGGTATTGGCTATAGCAGCACTAATTGATGTTCCATTGCCCTTTAAGACACCAGTAACGCTGGTCGATAAGGTTAACGCGGGAGTTGCACCACCGCTAGATGTACCAGCCAAACCATTAGAACTAGCAACAGAAATAGACGTAACATAAGTTCCAGCCGATTGTTTATTGTTGAACGTAGTCCAGTCAGTCGAGGTTAAATACCCACTTACTGAAGTAGTAGCAGCAGGCATACTGATAGCTGGAGTTGTACCACCTGAAGATACAACAGGAGCAGTACCTGTAACCGATGTAACAGCGCCTGTTCCTTGATTACCAGCAATAGACACAGCCCATGCTGCATAAGTGCCAGAGCCACCAGTCAAGTCAACATTAACAACCATCGAGGTTGTAGCGAAAGAAGTGATTACACCTTCCATGAAGTTACTTGGAGTGGTTGTATATGCAAACCGTACCCGAGTACCAACAGTAAATGCACTCGATGTAGCCGGAATACCTACAGTAAATGTCTTGCTACCTGTACCAATTGTTGTACTGGTTAAAGATGTTTGACCATAATAACCAATGCCAATCTGAGACTGAGCGCCAATGGTCACGATTAAGGATGGTGACTGAGGTGTAGCAGGGCTAACAGTGGCTGGAAAGGTTATCAGTTGGACACCAGTAATATCCGAATGCCACACAAGTTCAATATAGTCAGCAGCCGCAAGACTTAAAACATAGTTCCAAGAGATGATCTGTAGACCATTGTTTGAACCATGCTTGCCAGGAACACCATTTGTACCAGCCCCATCTGTGACGTTTACACCATTAATGCGAATCCACACTGATACGTCTGCAATCGCTGAATTGGGATTGGATAACTGAGCACTGAACTGAAAGTTGTAGATGCCAGCATTTGCCGCTGTCACTTTAGTTCCACCAACCACACTAAATCCATTCTGCAAGTCAATTGAACCTATGTTCATGACATATGCAACGGTTGTACTGGTCGCTGTTACCGTAGATGTATCGTGGTAAGCACCGTAATAACCAATAGCACCAGCCAAAGCTGTAGCACTTGTCCAAGTAGGTGCAGCACCACCAGCAGAGGTTAGAAACTGTCCTGTAGAGCCTGTTGAGGTATATGCTTGTGCAGTACCTGTACCATAAGTAACACCACCTAATGTTGGAGTAGCTGTTGTATTTGTACCACCATTAGCTATTGGCAAGATACCTGTAAAGGTAATAGCAGGAGTTGTCCCGCCACTGGATGCAATGTTTCCACTAGCTGTTACGGCTGTAACGTAAGTACCACCAGGTTGTTTGTTATTAAAGGTTGTCCAATCCGTAAAGGATAGATAACCATTTGTAGTTCCAGAAGATTGTGAAATACTAATAGCAGGAGTAGCTCCACCTGAAGAAGCTATTGGAGCAGTACCTGTAACAGAAGTAACCGTTCCTCCAGCACCAGTAGCACTTAAAGTTCCACCAACAAAAGTTACTCCACTACCAATGGTTACATTGCTAAATCCACCTGTACCATTTCCATACAGGATAGAGGTTGAAGTACCAGTTGTAAGAGGTGTAGTCCATGTTGGTACACCAGCACCAGCAGAAGTTAATACTTGTCCAGAAGTCCCTACAGCAGTATAAGCAAGAGCAGTTCCAGTTCCATAAGCAACAGTACCAGCCACAGGAGCAGAAATACTATTAGTTCCAAGGTGGATCGTAGTGCCAAGAACTGTATTGTTATAAGAAAGAGTATTGGTAGATTGATCGTACCAAACACGTCCTGCTTTATAAGATGGTGCTGTTAACGCTGTATTGAAATCTATATGAGTAACAGTTTCAATTGCACAATCAAGACCAACTAAATTCTTTATTAAATCACCAGTAATATAACGATTTAATATAGTCCAAGAACTGGTTCCATATTGATACTGTATGGATTGAGTACCAGCATTAAAGTTAATTGTGCAAATATCACCCGTAATAGGATTACGGTTTAAAGCAAATTGACTTTCTGCATTAGTTGGAGCAGAACTATCATTAGCAACACGAAACAATACCCAAGAAACAGGACTAAAAGATGGTGTTGTAATAATGTCTAAATCAATAGCATTACCATTGTCTTGAACATATCCATCTTCAGGTTTTGTAACAGATACTTTAATCAGAATCTGACGACCACCAGTAACGCTATACCAAAAGAATTTAGTTGTACCAAATCCTCCTGTTACTTGTGTCCAAACATAATCTTGTGGATCAGTGGATTCAATGTTACTGTTTGTATTGCGTAAACCATAATACAAACGATTAGTTGGACTATTACTAAAGTTTAATTGTCCAGTAATGTTATCTGCATACTTTACAGCTAAGAACTTGTACAAGTAAGCAATAACTTGACTATCGGGGCCAGTTACTTGTCCAGTAACATTATCAGCAGAAATAGTGCCTTTAAAGTTACTCAACAAATAATTAATAGCATCAACTACATCATTTTGTGGAGCACCAGAAGATAATGAAAAAGCCATTAGAACGCATCCTCAACAATAGATGCTTGCCAGTTTAACGCAGTAAGATTCCAAGCATCGGTAGAATTATTAGATTCTACTTTGACAGAGTTTGTTCTACCAGAATTCTGTTGAGTTGTTACCCAAGGATTATCTGTAACTACATTTACAATTCCAATTTGTCCATACGTTGGAGTTTGAGCAGTTGAATTAGAACTACCTACGGTAATCGTTACCACTCCAGTACCCGCAATTTCAGGAAGTACCCGGTGAATATATACTTTAGAGCTGTAAGGCACTGGCCCCTTTTCTGTTTGTAGAACCATATTGGTACGTTCAAACAATGTGGGAATAGGCTGATTGTTGATGAAACTATTGCCTATGCCTGTTTGTACCAACTTCTGATTTGACACGCCTCCACGGGCGTATGTGACCGTTCTAGAAGCATACTTAAACACTCCATTGACTAACTTTGGAGCTTCACAAGCATCACAAGCAAGATCGACATCTTTAGGAGCATTCCAAACTTGAAGGTCATAGCGCCAGGACAACATCTTGTTACACCAGCCTGTAGATGTTAGATCAGGGTAATAGATTTCAATTTGGTTCTTTTGAGTATTGTTGACCATAAAGATACGATCAGAATGAGCAACACTTAGATTATTAAAGAAGTAATCACGAACCTTTTGATTACCTAATGGATTAAAGTTAGAACCATCAAATATCCAAATATCACGACTATCAATACCATACACATTAGCATCGGTATTTGACCAACAATTATTGTTAATAAGGCCACGACCTTGATTAAGCAAACGTACACCAAATACTGGAGTTGTAGAAGACTGATAAGCAATAGGTGAAAAGATTACTGTATCCCAATAAGAGCATACATAAAAGTTACCACCTAAAAAGAAACCATCAACAATAGGGCCACGTACTGGAATTTCTTGTTCATTGGCTACGTTTGACAATGTAGGCATCCATGTTGCAGGAACTCCAGTATTAGCAAAAGCTTGTGACCAACGTACAGTAGTTGGATAATTTACTGTTGTACCACTAACGTAATCTTTTGTAATGTTTCCTGCTATCAAAATGTTACCAACATTTGGAGAACAAAAGTTACGTACAAAACCAGCACGAGTAGCAGTTACACCAATGTCATAGTTCCAAACATAATTATCAGGAGCAGTATCGTACAAAGAAATCTCATTCCGAGTTGGGATGAAATACATGGGTGAACTGATACCATCATTGATAAAGAAGACATTACCAACCCAAGAAGTTGTAATGTTTAAATCTTCTGTGTAACCTGGCAAGTAAGCAGCAGGATTAGCGCCTATACCGGGTGTAATGTTTGTAATAGATGTAGCTGTAACTAAATACCAATTACCGTGACTTGCTGTAGTACGGGTTGCAACAATAAATACCCATTCTGTTTCAGATCGGAAACCACCATCCATAAAAATAGGTAGATTGGGAATGACAGAAAGAATCTCTTGTTCACCAGAAATCTTTTTAATTCCACGTACATCTGCCTCAACATTTAGTCCACTGTTATATTCATTTGGGCCTAAAGCATTGCTAGGCACATCTGGACAGAAACTCATGTTGATAAATGGAGTGCGTAAGCGCGTGTAATCTGTCATTCTGTATCCTATTTATCAAACTTAAATGATTATACGGCTGCTTAAATTAATCATTTATCTGCCAAAGCAGAAGTAGTAATTTCTCGCAGTGTCAGCATTAAAACAGGCCACAGCATTACTGCATACTTACCGTAAGTAGGTGACATGAGGCTTGAGATAAAGCCACTGTTGGCTTCTATGGCGGTTAATAGAGCACCGAGTATTGCTACCCAATAGGTCTTGGATTTGAGGCGTTGGAGGATGGGGTTCATGTTGTCATGTAATTAAAAGCTAAGATTCTTGAGGCTGTACCACCAGTTGTTTGCGCCGCAAGAAACCCACCAGATATGGAAAAGGTAATAGCTGTAAGAGTTGATGAAACAACGCTTACAACAGTATCTGTCATCATTAAAACGGCAACCCCAGATGTGGTTCTATCCCGAACAAGAACTAGCGCCGAAGCATTTGAAGATGGTGCGGGTACAGGAGTTACCGTTACTGTTCCTGATATTGTGGTTGCAATCTCATCCCTAGCTGAAAATCCCTTATCGCTTACCAAGGGTTCACCAATTGAAGCAATCGACATACCATTGGTGTAAACCCCATCGTTTCCACCAACAACATTTTGATTGACAACTGTAATTTTTGTACCTGCGCTGACGTTATACGAAGCGTCTTGGCAATTATGCTCAAAAATTCGCAAGTCTGAACTACCCGTGCAATCTACGTTTCCAGCAAGAGTGGATGCGTAGAATCCGCAGTTGTCAAACTCAACTTTTGATAAAGATAACGTAATGTTAAGAGTTACATCAGCGGTAGGTGTAACATTTCCATTCTGTTCAAAGTGAATGTTTTGGAATTTCAGGCCGCGAATAACATCGCTGAAAACTGTCGTGTTAACTACATAAACAGCCCCCTCATCTTGAAATTCAAACACACTAGCTGAAATTAATGCTGTTGATGTGCTTTGAATAAACAAACCACGTTTATTGGCTTGAGTGTAACAATCGGTTTCAGAATACTGAAATAATCCCGCATTTGCATAATAGCGACTGTAAATAGTTGCTTCACGAAACTGACATCCTTGAATGGCTGCTCCAACAATAGTTTTAGTCGCGCTTGAGTGATAGATGTGATATGCGGCACGGAAAAAATTACAATTTGAAATTGGGCCAATTCCAGTGTCGATGTCCTTAACCTGAATCAATTTTCCAAGAGTACCACTAGCAGTATTGCGTATGGTCAAATTAGATATTGCAAAATTGTTGGCTTCTGTAAAAATATCACCAGAGCCTTGGATGATGGTTGTATTTACACCATAGTTTGGCCCACCACCTCCAGCACCAATTATTCGTAAATCCTCAAGGTTATAGTTTTCAATACGAAAAGTTCCCGGAGGAAAATATACCGTATTGCAGATTGCTTTTGCGGCGCTTAACGCAGTGTTACAAAGGGCAACTCCTGTTGGATCAGCACCATAGTCCAAGATATTGGCAACAGTGCCATTTATCATAGAAAAACTGGTTTTAGTAAGAGACATTTTATTTCCTAAACTTGATAAGTGGCTGTAATAATGATACTGTTAGTAGTAGCTATTGTTCCCACGGCATACATAATTGTTCCCGATGTATCAACAGCACCACTAACTGAAAATCCACCATTAATATATAACGCTGGTGTATCTGTTGATGAAGCGTAGGGCAAGTTGGTTGTAACCTGAGCACCAGTAGCACAGGTGATAGATGTTGAACCAGATAAATTTAAACGTAATGTTACAACACGACCAACACGGGTATATGTTCCACTAGAACTAAATGTGCCTACAACTGTACATTGACCTTTATTAGGAGTCCAAGTCCCTTCCTCATACCAGTTCAGCAACTGACTCGTCATCCCTGCTGCTGGAGTATTGGCGGTGAAATTGATGCCATTACCCGTACCTTTAGGAACAAAATTTCCGTTAACATCTATGCGAAATTTTTCATAATTTGCAATAGCAAATATCATATTGTTAACCGCAGGAGTAGACAGTGCCATGTCAGCCACAGCACCTCCAGCAACAATATCACCAGCAGACCCAACATAAGCACGAGCAACACCACTACTTTGAACAACGAAATAACTTCCCGAAGTTAAAACAGTTCCACTTGTAATTGCCCCAGTTGTAATCAAACTTGCAGCACTTACAGTGCGACCAGCAGTTAAATTGGCAACACTGACTTGTGTAGTCGCCCCACCTTGAACAACAGGCAAAGTCTCAGTACCAGCCAGCGGCGTGGTAGCAGAACTTAGTGCTGATATTTTTTTATTAGCCATATATTAAAGTGTGGAAATATATTCGTACTGACCATCATTCCACATGAGAATTTTACCTCCGGGTGTTAAAGATATACCAGAGGCTACCCCATTGCTGTAATACACCGATATTGATTGAGTAGAGGCTGAAGTATTAACTATAAATTGTTTTCTGTTTTTAGATGTATTTGGCACAGCGTTATACACTATTGCACCAACCCTAGTGTTTGTTATTGCTAATGTTTCGGAATCAGTTGCAAGAATTTGGTAGTCTGTTGGATATGAACCGTAAACTAAACCAGAATGAGCATACCCAATAATTGGAACGCCTGTTGTGGTTGCTTCGTGGCAATTCTCCAGTACTGTGAACTTTCCATTGAATCCATTACCAGAAGCAAAACCGTATGTATTACAGTTTTTAGCAGAAATAAACCACTGAAAACCCACGTTTGAACTAGAAGGCTGAGAAGAACTAGCAATTGCTTTAGCTCCCGCAATGGCTAGTCTAAAATTACAGTTATCAACGCTTAACGTGTTTTGAATTCCCGTAGATGTTCCGGTCCCATAAGTAAATATGCCGTAATTTTTAACACTGAGAAAAATACAATCTCTAACCGCACAGTTATAAAACTGAGTGTAGCTGGTGCTTACAGCATTTACACCAAAAGCAATGTCTGCAACAGTTGCCGTACTATTGTTTAAAAAGCACGATTGTATAGTTACGTTTTTAGCTTGATTGGCGACAAAAATACCGTAATTTAAACACCCCTCAATGTAGCAACCTTGGATTAAAGCGGCAACTACGCCGTAATAAAACGCTATCCCTGTGCCGCAACCTTGAGGGTTGCAGCCAATTAAGTTTATGTTGGGATATAGCTCACTTGCTACTGGATTAATAGCCTGATCTCCAGCTTGAAAACCAGTGTACCAATTCACAAAATTGCAATTGGTAAAGTTGAATTCGCCACCAAGGAATGATGTAGCTGCACCCATGTCAATAGATACGCCAATTCCAGATGAGTATATGTACGAGCCAAGTTTCTCTAAATTTAACTTATTGGCATAAACATAAAATGCCAATGAAAATTTTACACCGTTTCCAGTGTTATAGGTTGTTCCACCTTCGTTTGTAATAGTTACTCTAGAAATGCACGCTTCTGAAATTGGATGTGCCGGGGAAGCTACACCATTAAAAGACAACGCATATCCCGTTGTATTTGCTTTTATTGAAATATCTTCTAGGACAAACTTTTCTGCTGAATATGTAGTTGCAGAACTAATGGATAAGCAATCGCCAGTGGTGTTTACAAAGTTTAATACAGACCCCATAGCTCCAGCACCTACTCCTCCACCGCCTTTTCCTTTAATGGTTAGACCAATAGTTCCAACTAAGGAAATTGGGTTTAGTGAGTAAGAACCTAACTGGAGCAACACTACTCCGTTAGTTCCATAAGCGCCAGCAGCAGCAAATGCGGCATTGAATGCAGCCGTATTAATAGCAGCAGATGCACCGGGGCTTGCACCATAATCACTAACACTCACACTCTCACGCAGCTTAGTCTGCACTGTGGTGGCTACGGCTCCTGTGCCTGCTGGTGTATATCCAACATTAGCTGAACCTGTTGCTCCATTTAATATAGCAATATTTGCATTTGTTGCTGCTAAGGCTATTACAGTTGCTTTTTCAGTATCAAGTTCATTCAAAGCTGCTTGAACATTGGTAGCTGAAATTCCACCAGCGGGAATGTTTGTAATTTGAGAAGCAGCACCACTAAAACCAGCAGGAAGTGATTGCTTGTACTTTACAAGAATAATGCTTCCCAAAGGAGCAGCAGTTGTTGTTGTAAATGTTGTTGTTGAAAATGTGTAATCAGTATTTGGCGTTTGAGTTACACCATTAATAGACACATCAAGATTGTTAATCACAACAGGATTAGCAGTCATTGTCCAATTTACTGTAAAACCATTTCCTGTAAACACATCTGCATAAGCAGTTGCATAAACAGAAGAATCACTTAACAAGCCTGGTGTTGACCAAACAACAACTGTTGGATTGCGTGAATCAATAAAAGCAATTGACATCCATACAGTTCCAAGAGGAACATTGCCAATAAATGAAGACCAACCTACAGGAGGTACTCCAATATTAGTTAAAAAGTCCCATGATCCACCAGTTGGAGTTGCTGGAGGTGAAGCAGCTTCTGTAAAGATAAACCATTCAAAGTATGTACTGTAATTAATGTCATTACCAAGGCCATACAGACCATTTGATTCACTTAGGCCATATAAACCATTGGATTCCGCAAGAGTTCCATAAAGAGTTCCAAAGGACATAATATTTCCTACTTAAAGCTGTAACGGTATGAACGAGGTTGGTATTCAGAGGTCAAATGTTGATCTCCACCAGCCCATTTATCTTTTTGTACTTGGTCGCCAATTAGACCGTAAGCATCATCAAATCTGCTTTTCCACTTTTGTGATTCTTCAGTATTCTTATTTTTATCATAGTAAGCCTGAAGTGTGCCATACATATAGCCTTCTGGAAAGGAAGCTAATACGCCATTAGATTGTCCAACTGGATTAAGAGCATCACCAGTAGCACTAAACAAGAATGGAAAAGCTTTTTGATAATAGGCTTTGATAGTTACATTAACACCGGGATTGGGTGTAAAAACATAACGATTACCAACTTCAGAGAATGAAGCACGAATAACCCGTGGAACACCAAATGGTCGAATATACAGTTGGTCAATCATCCTACGGCGAATAATCTCACGATCACCAACCCGGTCATACACAATCCACGGCCCCATTGCTGTAGCTCCAGCGGGTTGATTAGATGGTTGTGAATCTTGGAAAAACAAAATAGGCCAGTTCATATCAACTGGAATATCTGCCATACCTTGACTGTCAGTAGTCAAAAATGTTGGATCAGTTACTGAAAATGGATCACTACGAAGAGCAGGAAGCTCTAATTTACGCATCTGCATCTCAGCAAGTTGAATACTCGCCAAGATTTCCATAGAAGACTGAGAAGGCATCTTCAGAATGGTGCAAGGCAGCGTCAGATTGGCCCATATGCCATCAGGATCAGAAACTACTACATTGGTAGCATTAACAGCTAATACAGCCGTATAGGGCAGCATAGTGCTTACACCGATAAAGTCACCAGGCATTACAAGAGTACGGGGATCGGCTGAAGTAGTGATTGTTACTACAGTACCACCAGCAATTACTGTGGCAGTAATAGAAAGTGGAGATGGGATTGCACCAACCCATTGTGCAACTCTACTTACCAAAGAATTTGCTGATTGAATAAACAGAGCTGCCATTATGTAACCTTATTTTGTAGGTATTGCAGGATTATAGGGCAGTGGAATCTTTCCACTTGGATGACATACAAAATCGCTGTAATACTCATTAACAATTGCGTAAAAAAGAATCTTATCTTTCTTTTCCATCTTAATAAGTTCCCATGAACGGTTATTAAAATACTTGGAAGTAATCTCATGCACAAAGCATTTTGGTAACTCCATTGCATGAAATGTACCAGCAAAGAATGGATTATCAGTACCATTTTCTTTGTAAAACTCACGCATTTCTTTACAGCGTTGACGAATAGGTTCGACATTCTTTTGTTCATATTGAACATACCGAGCACCATCTTGTGATCCAACTTTGTAATTAATGTTGGGTGTCATAAAGGTTTGTGACCAAGTACCTGACTTCACTTCATTAAAAAGTTTGTCATTTTTGGATAAAACGCCTTCAATACCACCTTCAAGAATACCATCGGAATAGTATTTCTCGTTTACTTGAATATCATCATCAATCATTTAATTCTCCATGCTTTATAAAAGGGGACTGCGAACAATCCCCTTCAATAAATTCCCTACAACTTAGGGATTACAGGTAACGCTGAACTTGAGCTGAAGGACGTGGAACAGTCACAGCAGCACCAGTTGGAGACACAGCGGCAAGCACTGCAACACCAGCTGGATTACGCACAATCAATGTACCTTCCATGATGTACTGATCCAAAGAAGCATCAGCAGAACTGAACACTTCATTATTTGGGCCAAGTTCACGCAAAGAACCCCACTGCACCACATCAGGATTCAGGAACAGTACCGAGGTATTGTCCGAACCAGTTTGATCCATGACCCAAGAGTCATCAATCTGATAGGTGTAGTTGAAGTCACCTTCGTAAGTACCAATGGTGTCGCCCTTGTCAGCAGGGTTAAAACGATTGATCGAACGGCTGGTTGGCAACATATCACTGATATGAGTACGCATGGAAGTTGGAGCAACCATGTTAGTAATCTTCGCATTGAAACGCTGTTCAGCAGTAGTAACCAATTGCTTGTACAGGAATGGGCTGAACTGTTGCAGGGTAACGCCTGAACCGAACGTGAAGTAGCCAAGACCAGCATTAGGCAACAGACCATTGAAAGGCTGATTAGTAGCAGTTGCACTAGTAACGTCATTACCGTCAGAAGTAGCCAAATTCAGAACCGAAGTTCCGTCAGTGTCATTGCCTGAACGAGTACCAGCGTACGAGAACAAAGAACCAAAACGGCGACCAGTATTAGGAGCGCCACCGCCTTGAGTTGCAGCTTGACCGCTGTACTTGATAGAAGCACCGTCAGCACGAACCATTTGAAGTTCAACGTCAAACATGATCTCAGTCAACTGTTTAACTTCTTGGTATGCCTGTGGATCTCCACCAGCTTGTTCAACAGCACGAGCAGTACCAGTAGCACCAATCACAGTCGAGAAGATCTGTGTGTAGTTACCAATATTTGCACGAGTATTGTCAGCAGCCAGAGCAGTACTAACAGCAGCACCTTCAAGCTTTGCATTCAAAGCAGGTGTACGGTAGTAATCAACGGGCCAGATGTGCAGAGTCGAATTAACTTTGCGTTTTTTGCTCATAGCCATGTTAGTGATCGGGGTACGATCTTTAACATAGTTAGAAACGGTCATATCGAGGTCTTTGACAACGATGTCGGTGGTGTAAGAACCATTACCATTGCCAAGATTGGCGGAGGTGATTGTAGCCATGATGTATTTTCCTGATTAACGCTTACGTTTATTTGCCGCAAGCATGGTTGCTAATAGATCCCGAGCCGCATCCTTGTTGCCCGAATTTGCTTTCTTTTGAAGTGTTTCAAACTTGTTATCAGGTGCAGTTTTAGCTTTAGCTACAGACTTTTGAGAAGCAGCCAAAGAACCACCAGCATTCCGCACTATTGGGCCTTCACGAAACTTCATTCCATCTCGTACCAGACCTAAAAGATATTCATCACTGGAAACCAAATCAATGTTTGGCACACCAGGTACAAATGAGCCTTGTGCAGACTTCCATTCCTTACCAAGTTTTTCACGAAGGTCAGCAAAGTTAGCTTTGTTAGCAAGGTCTTTATCTGTGAATCCCTGTCTAGCTTTTTCCAAGGATTCTTGGACGTAGGCTGTACGGGCTTGATAAAACTGACTTACTTTAGGCCGACTATCAGTAATGAACTTAGACTTCTCCTGAATCAAACTAGCGTTCTGTCGCATTGCTGCTTCAGCTTCACTACGTTGAGTCTCAGTTGTCGCGTTGTCGTAGATTTGCTTCCATTGCTGGTTATATTGTTGCAGAGTCACCAATTCGTTTGCCGCTGTTTCCAGTTGAGGAACGATAGTGAATTCCATACCAATTTGCAAACCGTCTAACTCATTACGGCGCTTACTTTCGTACTCTTCAAAATCAGCTCGTTCTGCTTTCAGTTTGCGAGCATTTTCATGGATAGCACTTCCCTGTCCCAGAATAGAAGCCGCTTTACTTGCTGACATTTCCACAAAGCCGTTTTCAGCGTCTTTATTGGGAATCTTCAGCATGACATTCGGATTCTGTTCAGCAAAATCTAAGAAGTTGACTGCTTCATTTACACCATCGGTGGATTCAGCTTCATCTTCAGACCCTACTTCATCTGATTCATTAGAACTACTATCTTCAGGTTCAGCACCATTTTCAGGAGCCGCCTCAGGGGAAGCTTTCGCTTCTTGTCCTGCTGGTGGAGGTGAACTACTTTCGGGTTGCGGACTGTTACGCTTGTTAGCGGCAATCATTGCAGCGATAGCATCTACCGGGTTACCAGTTTGCTCAGGGGCGGTGGATTGCTCCATTACGTCTGACATATTTATCCTTTAAGTGTTAGCTTTTTTAGCAACTTTGCCAAGAAATTCTTGCTTCTCTACGAAGTCAATAAAATCTCGCACTCCAGCTACATAATGTGCATTAGTAATACGATCTGGGTCATCTTTACTTTCTTCAAGACGCTCCAGTATGTTAAATCGGTAAAGATTAAACATTAATCCAAAATCCTCACTTGACATGAGGCGACTGGCTTTTTCGCCATTCTCAATAACTAGAGTTCTACGTGTTGCATCAGCTTCCTTCCATGTATCTTTAATCTTTGTACGTTTATTAAAATATTCCCTAATATTAAATACCAAGCTTTTCATTATTAATCCTTAATCTATTTCTACTGCGGATAGTTTACCTTTTTTTGCAGCCATTGCTTCAAACATATCATCAGTATCCATATCTTGCGTTTTACGTTGTGTAAATGCAGTATTTGCTTCAGTATCTTTAACCTTGGCAGTATTAAGTGCAACCTTACTTGCCAATTCTTGTTCAGCAGCACCAGGAGGTTGTTGTGATTTAGATTGTGCAATCTTAGTAGCTTCTTCAATAGTAGGCAAATAAGAATCTACGTCCTTAACACCTAATACCCTAAGAGTATCTTCAAATGGTCTACGCAATTTAACAAACAACTCAGGCACTGATGGGTCAAGTTGCATCATTGCTGCTGAAAATGAACCTTGCGCTTGAGTAATAAGTTGTTGACGAGTCAAACGGTTCTCATCAGACAAGAATCCAAGTGCCAAATCAATATTAATCATGCGGCGATCAATAAACTCAAAGTTCTCAATGGATTTAGCATCCATAAAAGGTTTACCTTTGGCACAAACATTAGCCAACTGCTGAATGTTGTAGTCATCAGAGTACTGAACCAAGGTTTTCCAGACAATGTAGATCACATCACGCAGTCCAATAGCGCAATTCTTGACCATTTCATCTTGAATAAGCTGATTTGGACCCATTGCAAGTTGAAGTTTGAATCCGCTGTTGCCATCTTTCATGACTTCAGGATTCATTACATCACCGGGGCTGGTCATACCAATCATTGCCATCTTGTCAGCTTCAAAACGCTGCATAGAGGACTCAACATAAGCCAGATTACCTTGCATAGGTTGAAACTGGAATACGTGTTTGTTGGCATCAAACTTACGGTCAAGAATAAACATGGCACTAACACCACGTTGGATTTCTTCCGCATCAATAAACTCAGGATTGACACCAATTCGTGGAGTTGACGATTGCATGGCAAATGACATCTCTGCACGAGCAATTGAAGTTGCATATTCCTGCATTGGAACCAAGCGTTCAGCCAATGAGTAACCAAAGAAGTTACCTGTAATTGGTTTTGGACACATGGATGCCAAAGGAATGAAATCTACTTCTTTAACGTACAAAACATACGAACCTGAGTAACAAACTTCAACAATTTCCTCTTCACCATCACCATCAACGTCTTTACGAATCCATGCTGTTGTCAACATGATGACTCGGCTATAACGATCAGCACCAGCAGAAGCAACTACACCTTGACCAGGAACAGGCGTAGAGTCACGAGCGTGCAAAGCAAGGTCATTCTCCAATGCGCCAGCTTGGTAGGCTCCAGCAGGGCCATAGGCGGCATGATCAGCCAGTTTCTCAAGGTCAACATATGGGAATGCAGCTTTGCACTCATGAATGGTCATTGGATCGTAAAAACCAACAAAATCCTGATCTTGAATGTTGGAAATTGTGGGGTTACACACAAAGTAATGTTGAGCAACGTGCTTAACTTTTACAGTAGTGGAATAACCTGTCAATTTGTACTTGGCACGGTAAATAGTGTTGGCAGATAATGAAGCTTGAATGGTTTCAGCATCATTCATATCTGGTGATTCTTGCATTACACCTTGCAAGTCAACATCAATCTTACGCATTTCTTGACGCTTGGCAGTAAGACCTTTTTCACCAGCCAATGTCTCAAATACACGCAGTTGGTCTTTTGTACCTTCTACTTCTTTGTATTGAGTAACTGGTTCACGTACTGGTGACACCATAACAATGCCATTTTTGTGTAAAAGTGAATCTTGCGCCCAATCACGGATGATTTGGTAAGAGTCGTTTTTACTGTTGAGCATATATTTAACCATCTCAGTCGCCTGATTGGATTGCTCAGTATCAGCTTCACTAAAACGTTCAAACTCAAAATTAACCCGACCATTTGGCATCAAGCATTTAGTAATAATGGCGGTAGCGTAATCAACACCAGGTGTAACAACAGGGTGGATGTAATCAATGCCACGAATTGGCTCAGTAGAGTTACTGACGGCAATATTAAGATAATGGTAATCAGAAAGACGGTTGAAAGTATTTTTAGCTTGCGTCAATCGCAAGTAATCAACCATCTTTAGATAAACTTCATGGGCTACTTGGAAAACAATACCTTTGTTTCCTTGTGGTGCTTCAATGTAGTCAACAATTACGTTCTGTTTATCCAACATTTTTTTATCCTAAATTCGTTGTACTTTACCATCAACCGCTTCTGGTCTACGATAGATAAAAGTATTAGCTCGACTTACCATTGATTCACCATGACCTTGAACTAATGCCAATATACCAATACGGGCTGAGTCAATATGGTCATCAGGGTCTGAAAACTTACCACCTTCATCAATAGCGTAGTTTCTAGCTTCATCCAAGAACGCATTACATGATTCATTAATCATTAATGTTTTACGTTCCATTCCTAGACGCATTATATTGATTCCGTAAGACTTATGGTTAGTTACCTTACCTTGGTCGTTCGCAGGATTAAGAATTGCACCTGGTATACAGTTTAAACCATAATTATCTTCAAATGTCTCGCGAATAGATTGTTCAGTCAATGTATATCGACCAGCCTGACCAGCATCATGCGGTAAAGCGATTGGAACACCTTTAGATTCCCTGTCCATCAGATAATGAACGTATTCATCTGGCACTTCACCTCGGGGAATAGTTACTTGACGATGTAAATAGATAATTTCAGCCACTGGATCACGGAAAAAGAAACTAATGACTGTTGGATCATTACGAATACCCAAGTCAAATGAAATCAGACGTTCCATCTTCTCGTTGTGCATTAAATCAAAGTCAATAGCTTTATAAGTAGGCCATTCCAGCATTGGAAACACAACACCTTTGCCAACTAGAGGAGTTCCATTCATTCGGCATTCCCTTTCCCAAGGCATAAAATCTCGTGATAGCTGTTCACGTTCTTTTTGTGAGAAAAACTCTTCATCCCATTCATTTTTGTATGGAACGTCATCCCAACCAACTCTGACATGGGTGTAGCCTTCAATCTTGTCCCAAAACTTACGCACAAGTCCTGACATACCTTTAAGAGGCGTAAAAGAACACATGACCTGACCATTACGCTGTGCTGTACGTACAACAAGCTCAGAAAAGATTTCATCTGGCGGTTGCTCATCAAGAACAACTAGGTCAAGCTCAAATCCCTGCAAATGTCGCACTTGTTGGGTGTAATTGGAGAAATACAGTTTTGATTTGCCACCTGAGATGTGCCAGACTTCAATAGCCAACACGTTCGCGCCATCCGTTCTGATTGATTTTGAATCAATGTCTTCGCGTGGGATGGAACCAGTGCCAAGTTTATAGGATTGCTTAATATCATCACAGCCTAACAATTTACTTTGAAGCGTTTTAGCGACCTGTTCCCAAGATTCACCACTTGCCATCGCAATAATGGGAGTAGTCCAGACTTTACCCGTCCAACCTTTGGGATAACGCCCTGTCAAATGATAAGCAGTCTCATAAGTAGAGGCGATTGTATTGTGGTGAACAATACCACAGCTAATGTAATTTTCAGTACCAGGTACAGTAAAGTCATATACATCATGGAAGCCAATAGGTTCATACGCTATAATCTTATTAGCATCATTACTAAAAGGATTTAACAATGAAGGCAATTCAATTTGATCTTGAGCAATTACGCGATCTTGTCGAAGTACAGCAATTAACTCAAGAACGTATTTCTGTAATACTTGGATGTAATCGGTCAACTCTTCAGAGGGCTTGTTATCGTTTTGGTCTAAATACTCAACGAACCGGGCCACGAGATGGCGAGTTGCATACAGGGTGGAAGGGGGGAAGAAATTTGCTTGGAGGATATTGGTATATATATTTTCCAGATCATCCTTATTGCACCAAGAAAAAGAATGTAGCAGAGCATAGACTTGTGATGGAGCAATTTCTTGGTCGGTATTTATTGCGAAGCGAAGTTGTTCATCACAAAAACGGAGATTCTCAAGACAATCGTATAGAGAACCTTCAAGTTTTTGCTTCAAATTCAGATCACCTAAAGCATGAGTTGACTGGACAAATTCCCAATTGGACGCCAGCAGGTTTGGAAGCGATGAAAGCAGGGACTCGCAAAAGACGTATTCAGCTCCAGACTGCAAAACGCGATGCCCAAGGGCGGCTTCTATCCATCGACCATTTGCCATCCATAGACGAACACATGGCTCCTGTGGCTTTTTAATAGGCTGTATGGCTGTTTTAATAACAACCTTTTTGCCGTCCCAAGAATTAACTTCAAAAGATTCACCCCGTGCATACATCTCACCATAAGTGATACGTTGACCATTGGGTAGATCTAAAAGTGTTGCTGCTGTACAACATTTTCCAGTACGGTTAGCCGCGATCATTCCACGGCGTGTATGAGTTGAACCTGTTTTAAAAAAATCAGTTTGATACTTAAATGGCCTAAACCATTTCAAAGTATTGAACTGCATATCTTTGGAAACTACATCCCTTGCTGTTTTCATGGCTTTAAGCTGTTCAGGAGTCATCTCTTTGATGTACTTCTTGCCACCAGCAAGTTGAACAAGGTGCTTTAAGGCTCTATCCTTGTAAATAGGTTGGATGTAATCACTAGCTTCACTCTTCGCCATAGAAATCGCGCATTGCTAACAAGAGTTGAGCAGCAGAGGCAAGGTAAAAGATGTCGGAAGGAGAAAGATCACGAGTATTTTGCAAATCCTTTTGAAGAATCTCCAATGTTTTACGCGCACATACTTCTGCCTGTCCAGACAACTTAGACCTAAAGACCATTGTGTAGTCTTCCATTACGCCCACGGATTAGTAATGTTTTTCTCTACGGTCGCAAGAATGTTACGGTCAATTAGTGACCAGATGCCGCCACCTTTTTCACCAATACAGTACGCATAGACACCACGACCCTTTTCAGTGAACGTGCCATCAGGACGGCGAAGCAGAATTTCTTCTGTACGTGGATCAATCCAACTGTACTTTTCAGGAGTCTTTGTACCAAACTTGTTAATACGCTCACCAACAGCAATTTGTTCAATTGGCCCCATGATCTGATATGTCATTGCGCCATTGTCATACTTGTGAAAGTTGATTTGGACTTTGCGATCAGATTGCGGGTCATGCGGGTGAGGCATATTAGTCGCACCAAAGAAGTGAACCCGGTTAGAAGTATCAGGCAAATCTTTACTACGTTCTGGAACCTTCTTCATCTCATCAACAGGAATCATTTCCCGTTTATCAACATAAGGATTCAAATCCGTAATAAAGTCTGACGGAATTTTCTTGCCTTCAAGGGCATTACGAGCCACCAGGTATTGTTCCTCTTTTGGTTTACCAATAAGATCAAGCGAAATGCCTGTCTTATCGTAAACAAATTGAGACAAATCTTTAGCGGTAGGCAAATCTGCCTTTAGAGCTTCAATATCATACGATGCCATATAAATACCTTTTAAATTTTAGAGGGACGTTTACCAGCAGTGAACTTGCCACCATTGATATTTTGAGTATGCGGTTCATTAAAGGGATTAG